GCGTTTACATTCTAAAATTATTACTATCTTTGAAGTTAAAATATGTTCTAATGGATTTAAGATTAAGTAATTTAAGAAATACGATAGCAAATTTAATAAGACCGGGAGCAGTAAGAAATAGTTTTAATGAGGCTTTTTTGTGGGGAGTAGGTGGAGGTTATACCGCTTATGACCCGGATAATCTAACATATTTGGTAGAAGGATATAAGGTTAATCCATTTGTTTACTCAATTATTAAACAACAATCAACAAAAACCTCCTCAATTCCTTACTCAATTCGAAAAGTAAAAGATAATCAAGCCTTACAGAAAATGAGAATGTTAGAAAAAGCAACTTCTTTTAACATGAACTTTCACCAAAAAGCTAAATACCTCAGTTTAAAAACAAGTGCCTTAGCAAAATCTGAATCTCCCTTACCTTTAGACGCTCCAAATGCTACTCAATCATGGACTGAGTTTATGGCATTATATAAGATATTTTTAAAACTAACTGGGAATGTTTACATTTATTCCTTAGCTCCTGAGGATGGAGCCAAGGCAGGAGAACCTATGGCAGTTTATTTGTTGCCTTCTCATCTTATGCAAATTATTGTAAAGGAAAGTGCTGATCTTTTAGGCGTGGAATCTCCGATTGAGGGGTATATTTTAATTCATGGCAGATCCTATATTGAATTTGAGGCGGAAAATGTAATTCACATAAAATACTCTAATCCTGAATATGGAGATAATGGAGAGCACCTTTATGGCGTGGCTCCATTAAGAGCAGCCTTAAAAAATATACAAAGTTCTAATGTTGGTTTAGATTTAAACATTAAAACCTTAAAAAATGGTGGTGCCTTTGGTTTTATTCATGGTAAAAACCAAGCAATAACCTCAGATCAAGCCAAAGAAATTAAGGAGAGATTAGTTGAGATGAATAGAGACCCTTCTGATTTAGGTAAGATTGCTGGGGTATCTGCTGAGATGGGTTTCACTAGGATAAGTTTAACCTCAGATGAGTTAAAACCTTTTGACTACTTTAAATTTGATGAGAAACAGATTTGTAATGTTTTGGGATGGAGTGATAAGCTATTGAATAATGATGATGGTGCCAAATACAGTAATGTAATGGAGTACAGGAAGCAAGTTGTAACAGATGATATTTTACCCGATTTAAAGTTGTTTTCAGAGGCTATAAATGAGTATTGGCTACCTAGATTTAAAGGTTATGAAAATACTATTATAGAGTTTGATATTATGGAACTCCCGGAAATGCAGGTGGATATTGCCTCAATTTCAGGATGGCTTGGATCTGCATTGGATAAGGGTGTTATCACTAGAAATGAATACCGGGCAGCCATTAATTATTCAGAGATTGAGGAGGAGGAAATGAACGAGTTTACAGTAGTAAGCGATTTAATCACGTTAAAGGAAAGTATTGAAAGTGATTTTAATGTGGAGAGTACTCCAACAACTACAACTTAATGGCAACAAGAAATAAATACAGGAAAAAGTGGCTTAAATATCATAAATCCTATGAAAAAAGAGCCTTAACAGAATTGCTGAAAGTATTTAGTGAATGGGCAAAAAATATTGACTTTGAAGCAATGTCTCCAGATTCTTTTCCTGATGAAGTTGAAAAGTATTTTGATGTTAAATTATTAGAGGATGCTTACCTGAAAATCTATTATCAAATTGGATTAAAACATGGGCAAAGAGTTAGTATTGGAATAGAAAAAAATGTTAAAAGCTTTTCCCTTTTTGAATTTGCTTTAAAATACAAAGAGTACATTTCAGAATATGTGATAAAGTTTCTAGGGCAAAGAATAGTAACTGTAAGAAAATCATATTTAGATACCATTAAATATTTGTGGAGACAATGGCGAGATGAGGAGGATAAAAATTATGCAGATTTTAGAGATATGATTCATAGAGAATTTACTGTAAAAAAAGCATGGATTGAACCAAATGGGTATAAGTGGCAAGCTCTAAGAATAGCAAGGACAGAAGCGACAGCAGCAGCAAATCAGGCAGCCTTATTCGCAGCCGATAGTTCTATGTATGTAATGGTTAAAGAGTGGATTAGCGCACAAGACCACAGGACTAGGAGGCATGACAGAGGAGTAGATGAAAGGGGTAGAGCTTTTGGAGGTGATAAATATGATCATTATCACATGAATGGAAAACAGATTCCTTTGCATGATAAATTCGTAATGAATGATGGAGAGGATTATTTAAGATTTCCGGGAGATCCACAGGGCAAGGCTGCTGATATCATAAATTGCCGGTGCAGTATCGCCCCAATACCGGCGAGGGATGTTAATGGTAATTTAATACGTAAAAAATGAGAAAATATAATGTTTATATTGACGGAATAAAAGCCGGGTTCAATCCAAATCAGCAAAGGAACCCGGATGGAACTTGGGGCGGTGGTGATAATGTAGAAGGATATTTAGAAAATAAGTATAAAAACCTTACAATAGATATTTACCAAGATGATAAAAGAAATGTATTAACCCTATCTAGGATTATAGTTCCTAAGGAAATGAGAGGAGAAGGAATTGGAACTAATTTCATGAATGACCTTACAGATATGGCGGATAAAATGAAATATAAAATCATATTGACACCTGCTTCTGATTATGGAGGAGATATAAAAAGACTAAGAGAATTTTATAAAAGATTTGGTTTTATTTTTAATAAAGGTGGAGATAGGGATTTTTCACATAGAGAAGATATGTACAGGTTACCGAAATAATTACTACCTTTGAATAATTATAATCAATAAAGTTATTATGGATAATACTAAGTTATATAAACCCTCAGCTATTGAGCTAAAAGATATTGACGAAAAAAAAGGTGTTGTGGTTGCTTATGCAAATGCATATAACAATAAAGATTCAGATGGCGATATTTCAGGTATTGGTTCCTTTACAAGAACTGTAGATCAGAATTTCAAAAGAATAAAAGTATTACAAAATCATGATACAACTATTTCTTTAGGTGTTCCTTTAGAAATTAAAACCGATGACCCTTATGGATTATTGACCACAACTAAATTTAACCTAAAAAAATCAGTCTCTAGGGATATGTTTACAGATATTCAAATGAGGCATGAGGAAGGGTTAAATTCAGATTTGAGTATTGGATATAATATATTGAAAAGGGATGAGAAAAATAAATCTATAATTAAAGAGTATAAACTTTTTGAATATTCTTTTTTGACTTTTTACGGTGCAAATAACAAAGCGATTGTTCAAAGCATTAAAAGTATTATGTCTGTAGGTGAAATTATAGATTCTTTACATAAATTGTCAAATAGACCCTACTCAGATCAAAGATTAATACAAATAGAAACCAATATTAAAGCACTCATGAATGGAGACCCGTTAAATGACACTCTTCACATAGACCCGCTAGTTGGAATAATAAACAAATTTTCTAAAAATATAAGAAATGGAAAGTAAAGATTTAAACGATGCCTTAGAGGTGTTAAAAAAAGACTTAGAAGGAAAATCTAAGGCTGAGGTAAAAACAGCCATTGATGCTTTTGAAACTAAGCAAAATGATGCTATAAAAGCAATGGAGACTTCTCTTAAAGATGAATTTCAAGTAGAACTTAAAAAAGTTCAAGACCATGCAGATAAATTGGATATTAAATTGCAAAAGAAAAATACAGGTGGCTCAAATGCTCCGGTAGATGGTTTGAAGCAATTAATTACCGATAACTTTGACGAAATTAAAAAGGTTCGTAAAGGTAGTAAGGTGAATATCGAGACTAAGGCAGTTGGCGATATGAGTTTAGGCGCAAGCTTAACAGGAGATCAGCCTAGAGATTACTCAAATACGGTTGCTAGAGTTCCAAATCAATTATTGAACTTTGCTAATTTAGTTGATGCAGTTGCTATTAGTGGGGGTACTTATACTTTCCCTAGAGAAACCGGATCAGAAGGAAGTATTGGCGCACAAGTTGAGGGTACTTTAAAAAATCAAATTGATTACGATTTGACAATGGTAGACGTAAATACTGATTTTCTAGCAGGTTTCTGTGTGTACTCAAAAAAGATGGCGAATAACTTACCATTTTTAGAGAGCTTTTTACCACAAGCATTAAGACGTGATTATTGGAAAGCTGAGAATGCTTCTTTTAGCGCAGTTTTAGCTACAGAGGCAACAGCTTCCACAGAAGTTATTACAGGTAAAAACCAAATTGAGATGGTTGTGGCAGATATGGCAAAATTAGAAGGGTTAGATTTTTCAGCTAATGCGATAGTTCTGACTCCTGCTGATTTTTGGAATATTATGGTTATGGAGAAGAGTACTGGGGCCGGTTTCGGACTTCCTGGATTCACAACTTTTGAAGGTGGTCAGTTAAGAATAAACGGAATTCCTGTTTATCGTGCTAATTGGGTTCCTACTAGTAAGTACTTTGTTGGAGATTTTACTCAAGTGAAAAAAGTGACAACAGAAGGTTTGTCAGTTGAGTTCAGCGAGAGCGATGTAGATAACTTTAGAAAAAATAATATCTCAGCGAGAGTTGAGGCACAGGTTGCGATTGCAGTTCACAGACCGGATGCAATAATCTATGGCGATTTTACTGCTGTTTAAGAATTTAAAAAACTCTTTTATTTGTTTTGATTAATTGTTGTTTAAACCCTGCTATTTTATAGTGGGGTTTTGCTTTTGTATATGTGTTGAAATTATTTGTATCTTTGAATAAATAATCTAAAAAATATTAATTATGAATATAGTAAGAATTCCTTTTTTCGATATTAAAGAGAAAAAAACCTATAAAGAGGGCGATGAATACAAAGGTAAAAGAAAAGATTTAGATCATTTATTTAAGAAGTCTCCTAAAATTACCAAATCAACTAAGGAGCAAGAAATCAATCAAAAAAAGAATTGGGATGCAGCAACTTTGCAAGCTAAAAAAACCAATAAAAAAACTAAAAAATAATGTACACGGATATTATTTCTTTAATCGAGGCTAAAAATTATCTAAGGATTGATGACACATTAACTGAGGATGATGCACAAATAACCCGGATGATTAATGCCTCTTTGGCTTACATTGAGAATTGGACTAATCATATCATGTATGACAGACCAAAAGAATATATTTTGGTAGATGGTCAGGTTAGCATTTATGATCACCCGATAAACTCCTTACTAGATCCTGTAACAGAAGATGTAAAAGTAGAGCTTAGAACTCTTTATTCTAATTTCTATAATACTACTCAGTTTTCAATAGTTTTGGATGTTGGTTATGCAGATCCTAGTTTGGTTCCTCCTGAATTAAAAGAGGTGGCATTTGAAATAATTGATTTGATGTATTACGAGCACGATTCAGGTAAGAAATACACGAAGGATTTAACCACAATGTCTGTAGATATTTTAAATAGATTTAGAAGATTTTTGATATGAAATATGAAGTTTACATTGACGGAATAAAAGCAGGATTTAACCCAAGGCAAAGCAGAGGGGAGGATGGTAGGTGGGCTTCTACAGATTACAGAGGTAGACACCAACCCGGATTTGAAGATAATCCAACAGCAGATGATTTAACAGATAACGGAAATTATATACCAAAAAATTTCTATACTCATCCTCAATATTATGCAGATTTAAACGATCCTGCTACTAGAGAAAGTTTAAGGGTTCTAATGATGGCAAAAGGTAATCCTGATTTGATACTAAAAGCATATAGAGCTATTCCTGTAAATGCAGAAGGTATAAATACAGGAGATTGGATTACATTGTCTAAAACATACGCAAAAGTACATTCAGAAGGGATTTATGAAGGTGGAAAAGTTGTCAGTATAAATGTTCATTCAAGAGATTTAAGGTGGGATGGTGATTCTATTAATGAGTTTGGTTATTATCCTACTCCTAAAGATACGAAAAAATGAAAAGCAGAAGTTTTAATAAAAGGATTGATTTATGGGAGGTAACCTCAGTTCCCGATGGATATGGAGGTTACAAGACCCAAACTAAATTCATAACAAAATCATGG